GCGTCATTATCAAAGTTATCAAACCACCAATCACGCTGCGGTAGGTTTACAGGTGTGGCACTTGCTAAACCCCAACCAATACCAGGAGCACTGTATACCCCCGTACCCCATCCGTAACCTAGCGTATTCCCAGCGTTGCCAATAGCAATCTCATATTTAGAAGTTACCGCACCGCCACCGTTACCAACGTCAGAACTGTTAGCTAATACGGGTAAACCTGTAGTTGAGCTTCTGGCAGTAATACTATATGCGTTAGCATTAATTGTAGTTACTTCATAGTTTTGATTAAGAACTGCAGCGGTAATATTGCCACCAAGCGTCACTGCTCCACTAAACGTAACAAAATCACCCGTAGTAGTATTTGATGCAGAGTTAACAACTACTAAAGTGGAAGAACCAGTAGTAGCAGTAAAAGCAGTAGCGTTTACAGACGTAGCTTTAAGAGGGGTTATATCGTAAAAAATACCGCCTACTTCAATATATAGTTTTTTATTTGTACCAATTCCAAGCAAATTATCAGAATAAGTCGTTAGCCAGTTGTACATTTGCCGACCAACACCGAGCATAAAGTTAGGGGTAGCCCTAACCCATCCACCTATTTTTTGCGGATACCCAGATAGGAAACGAATTTTATCGCACTCAAACCAACCCCCTTCATTAGAGTAATTGGTCTGATCTCGGTTTAACCCCGGTTTAAAATTAAGTTTGATAAATGGCATACTGGTTTACCCTAAGAATACGTTCTTGTTCCAGCTTTATCAATGATAAGGGCTTGCCGTCTTGGTGTCATGTCTTTTGTGTTAGGGACTGAGATATGTGTCCAGCGGTCAAACTCACGAATAATTTGATCGTAGCCAATACCAGAGGCAATCACCGCTTTGACAACTTCATCTGGCGTCATGCCTGGTACTCTAATGTCGGCTGCACAACCTATGCGATGTTGTGAGGTGTTGCGACTTCCAACGGCATTGTTCACGGCTTCTGATCTAAAGGCGGAGTTAATCATAATCGGCTTACCACCCAACACCTCTTTAACTTGCTCTAAAAACTCTGCTAATCGAGTTAAATTTTCTGTTTCTTCTACATTTGGTGTGTTATCAAACTGTCGATGGTCGGTGATCGTTAGTTCTTCAAAGGTAAAGTGTTCACTTAGATTCATCTTTTGACCTCTTCATATCTATGATCTTCTCAAGAGTACGCCCCCCAAAATAGAAAGACATAATTAACATACCCCATTGACCAAGCAGTTCTACATAAGGTTGATGAACATTTATATTAAAAGCACTACCAATTCCAAAGGTTGTATATACAACCAAAATAAATACTAGCGTACCTGGACGAATGTTCTTAGACAGCCAGCTATCACTAGCCATATCAGCTTGCTGGCGTTTTGTCAGTTCTTGAGCCTCAATGTTGTCAGCGTTAAGTTCAGCTAATCTGCCTTCTTGTTGCATCTTGAGCAGTTCAGCTTGGGCTTTAACTTTGGCTTCTGGGTCAGGAATAAACTTGTCTAAGACCTTCATCCCAACGTCAAATAGTGCCATTAATGGAATCATTTTTTAGACCTTTCTTCAAGTAACTTAACCCGTACATGAAGATCATGCAGTTCTTTATAAAGTTCTTCACGCATCTTTGCCCGTTTTTCTGCTGATATTGGGCTGTCTGTTGGTACGCCTTCGTTGGTAATTAAGGCTGGCAGCTTGCCTTCTATCTGAGTAAGACGGGTTTGGAATGACGATACCTGACCAAGTAACCAGCCTAAGCAAACTACCACAATAGGAATAACCGCTTTTAAAAGGTCTTGCATATTCATTTTTTATCTTTATTTAAAAGGTTTTCCAGTAACCCAAGCAACAAGGCTATATCGAGTTCCTTTAGTTACAGGGCGCACTTCATGTAGTACATAACTTGGGAAGACAATCATTTTGCCTAAATCTTTTGACATTATTTCAACCTCATTACCCGTTTGAAGAACTAATTCCCCGCCCTCGTAATCTTCAGGTGAAGACAGCTGAATTGTTAAAGACAACTTGCGAGCCGCACCATTAAGAATCTTGTCAATGTGCATCCCATAGTGACCAGTTGGAGCATTATATTTGGTAAACTGAAAGCCTTCTGCTAATCCAAACAAATCAAAGTTAAAAAATTGATTGTTGAGGTCGATGATGCCATCAGTCACACGACGAAATGCAAACTCAATGTCAGATCCATACAACCAAGCAATTTGACTTTCACGCACTCCATTGTTTTTACCAATAGTTTTTGCTTCTTCCAACTTGGAATTGCCAATAGTAATGATTTGAGCGCATTCTTCAGGGGTAAATAGGTTATTTCTATAAGCCCAATTTTCTGTTTTATCAAGATAAAATTGCCAAACCATTATTTTTTACTCCCCCATACAATAAAATAAGCAATCCAACTTGCTGCCAAAAAGCACCAGAACTGCACCCATTTAACCTTTGACAACTCCGCATCAAAATACTTGCGGTCTTCCTTCTCCAGTCGTTCAATCTCGATCTTGATGTCTATTAGCTTCTGCCACTCCTTCGTGCCATGCTGCTTAATAAAGTCAATTCGTAATTGGTATTCTTCGTCCGAAATCTTCTTTCGGTGTTTGTATTCCTCAAGAGCTTTAAATATCGCCCGTTCTTTCCTAAACTCTGCTTCTCTGCGCTCACGAATCCTGGCATTTGCCCGTTCCTTCGCTACATCTACTGCTTCCTTCTGTACTTCTTCAATGTTCTTTCCGATCTCTCGCCCAGCCTCTCGACCGGTCTTAATCCCCTCGCTAATCCCCTTGGCACCAGCCGACAACCCGAGTTCGTCTGACATGATTCAATTTACTCACCCCAGAGTTTTGTACCGCCCTTAGGCACAGAAGTAGCCCAAACAGATACAGACTGTTTAGGAGTAGACAAGTCAAACCCGCAGTCATTACACTTTTGTGCAGCAAGTTCAGTTTCGTCTATATCTCGACCGCAATTAGGACAAAGAATTTCAACTGCATGACGGCACACTTTAGTACCATCTTCTAATTTTATAGCTTCTATAGTTTGTTTCATGTCAGTCTCCGTTCTACCCAAGATATTGTAGCTTCGTCCCATTTATATTTTTTTCCATCTATAGGGTATGGAATTGGAGATTCCCATAAACAAGTTTCTTCATTTAATACCCAACTTGCAAATGTTTTAGGTGGAATAAAAGCATCTCTTTGGCTGTCATAAGTGTGTCCAATTCCAGCGTAGTTTTTACGCAATGGTCTGCCTTCAGGATGTTGTCCACCATAAGTATTGTAGGAAGTTTGAATCCAGCCTGTACCAAATATGCCTGAATCAATAACATCTTGTTCAGCAACAATAACTTGGGTGACAATGCCGTTTTCTACTTTTGCAAAATGTGACATATTTAAACCTTAATATGTAATTGAACCAGATCCAGTAAATGTGTAAATTGTATTTGCACCTGATGTAGTAACTGTTGGTGATCCAGTAGTAGAAGCCGCTACTCTATTTGCGGAAATAATTACAACTCCTGATCCACCATTTTTTCCTCTTTGTAGTGGTCCACTACCAGCATAAACACCGCCACCGCCACCACCTGTATTAGCAGTACCATCTGTTGCATTGGCTCGTGGTCCACCAGTTCCGCCGCCACCAGCACCACCAGATGTAACAGCTCCACCAGCACTTCCTGAACCACCGCCAGCATAATACTGACCAGTAGGAGAGAAGAAAGAGCCAATACCACCTTGCGCCCCTGAACCAGAGCCACCAGCACCGCCACCGCCACCTGACGATCCTTGACCGCCTGCTGTAGGACCACCAGGATTACCTTGTCCAGGCGTTCCTGATCCAGCAGCAGGTTGTTCTGTTCCTACTGGATCACCACCGCCACCACCTGATCCACCATCTTTTGAACTTCCAGGTCCAGCAACGACACCAGCACCGCCACCAAGGGCAGTTTGACTAAATCCTGATGAATTAGTACCACTAGCTGAAGTAACTCCACCACCACCTACTGTAATTGTGTAAGTTGTTCCGATACTTGGTGTAAATGTTCCAGTTAATAATCCACCAGCACCACCCCCACCAGATGCATAGTTATCTGATCCTATTGGAACACCACCAGCACCGCCACCAGCAACAACAAGGTAAGTAGCAGATAAAGTTGGTGTTACTGAATTACTTGCTGCACTAGCAGGACCTGTTCCAATAATGTTAGTTGCGGTAACTGTAAATGTATAAGCTGTTCCACCTTCTAAACCACTTACAGTAATTGTTCCTGAACCTGCTTGAGATAATGTGCCTGTTATTCCGCCAGGACTTGATGTTGCTGTATACGATGTAATTACAGAACCACCATTACTAGCTGGTGCTGTAAACGAAACAGTCGCTGTAGATCCACTTGTAGCAGTTGCCGCTCCTATTGTGGGCGCACCAGGCACTGAAACTGCAGTTACTCCAACAAAATTAAGTAGAATTCCACTCATGCTAGATTACCTGTTACCACAGCAGTCGTAGTTGTAATGAAAAGAACAGTAGCTACACCCCTTGTGTTAATGCTAAAAGTGCTAATGTCTGCGTCCGTGCCGCCTTTATAAACTGTTGTAACAGCTGAACAATTGCAAGATATTGAGCCTGATGTATTATTAAAAATACTAATAGCATCACCAGCAGCAAAAACTGAAGCTGGAACTACAATTGATCCTCCACTTCCCAACTCAACAAACTCACCTATATCTGCGGCTGTTAGTGTATAAGCTGTTGTTTTAGCACCTACGGCTGGAATATTACGGTAGCCAACTTTATTTGTACCATCGGCTGTGCAATTGTTTAAATTACCAGAGGTTGGAGTTCCTAAAACTGGGCTGACTAAAGTCGGGGTATTGGCAAATACTAATGCACCTGTGCCTGTTTCATCTGTTACAGCAGAGGCTAAGTTAGCAGAAGATGGCGTACCTAACCAAGTGGCTACTCCTGATCCTAAAGAAGTAATACCTGTACCGCCAGAAGCAACTGGCAGAGCTGAACCCAGAGTCAGCGAACTTAAGTGAGTAACTGCGTCTACAACCCCAGTACCTGTACTAAATACCCACATTGTTTTAGCAGTGGGTACAGTAACAGTTGAACCTGATGCGTTTTTAACAACTACGGCGGCTAGTGTCGCGTTGTTAATAAGATACAGTTTTTGGATACTAGGGACAGTCAAATTAAAGCCGCCACTACCACCTATATTAAGACGTAACGCACGGGCGTTTTGCGCTGCATTAGTATCAGTTAGGGTTAGCGTAGTATCACTACTAACAGTAATGTCAACCGAACCTGTGATAGCCTGTTCAACGGCTACCCCTAAATTGTCGTTAGTTACGTTGCCCCAAGTTCCCGAGTTTTCCCCGGTCGCCATAAGCTGAAATTTAAGATTACTATATGTACTTGCCATTTATTGCTCCTAAGCCGCTATCGGCGTCCAATTTGGTGTTTGCGAAGTATCAATCAAGCCCCAAACTAGGGGTCTAGAAACCCTGCCTACTGCGCTCACACCCGTTAAGTATACGTTAGCGTCACCGTTTATAGCAACACTACCCAAAGAAATTGTCCCTGCTACCCCCGTAACAACTGCGTTTGCATCTGCCTCCGCTTCAACCTCACCAAGCCCCATAGTGCCAGCCACGCCGGTCACATTAACTACAGCTTTTCCTACTACTTGAGCGGTGCCAATTTGTCCCGTTCCAGACACACCGGTTGGGAAGACGTTAGCTTCAGCGTCTACCTCTTCTTCACCTAATAACGCAGAGGCTTCTACACCGGTTACATTAAAGCTATTAACTGTTCTAGTTGTAACAGTTCCTAAAGAAGCCGTAACATCAAAGCCAACTAAAACAGCGTTTGCCTTAGCAGTTACTGTTACTACGCCTTCAGAGCAAACTGCTTGCTCCCCGGTAACTCCATGGTTAGCACCGGCATCTACAGCCACACCAATTAATTCTGCAACTATTTCAAAGCCTGTAACATTAGGTACTGCCTGTCCTGATACTTGTACAGTGCCTATAAACCCATCTGCCTGTACTCCTACAAGAGTTACTGACTGAGAAGTTCTAACCTGCCCAATATCAACGGTAGCGGCGATGCCTATTACGCATACTTTATTAACTCCACCACCCCAGGTACCTTCACCCCAGCCATACGCACCCCAACCCTCTTCATCGACGCAGGCTACTACGCTACCAAGTATGGTCCCACCAGATACGCCCGTGGGCAATGCTGAGGCTTCTGACGTTATAGATACGGTACCAACAGCGCTGTTTGTACTTACACCCGTTACATCTACATTAGCTTTAGCATCTATTTCTTCTTCACCCAAAGCGCCGGTGGCTTGTAAACCAGTTACAGATATATTGTTGTCAGACTCAGTAAAAGCAGTTCCTACAGCCCCAAAAGCTTCAACCGCAGTAACACTAACTCCGACACCGGTAGTAACACTTGCTACTACACCAGACGCAGATACGCCTGTAACAAGCACATTAGCTTTAGCGGTTATAGTTTCAACGCCAATAGCCCCAGAGACAGTTACACCAGTGGGGTTTACATTAGCCTTACCTACTACATCTACAGTACCAATTGAAGAGGACGAAGAAACCCCTGTTACGTTAACCGAAACAGAGACTGAACCTTCGCCCCAGGCGCCTAGCCCCCAAGCACCTTCGCCCCAATTGGCTGTCGCCATATGCTATTAAGCGATACGGATGATTGCGTTACTTGCATCAAACGTTGGGAAAATGATAGTGAAGTCACCTGCAGTAGATGTCTTATCACCACCAAAGTCCAACACGCATACAGCTGCGTTAGTTAATGAAGCATTTGCGTTATCTCTAGCTGAAGGTGTGGTGTTATAAATTAAAGCGCCACGAGCAGTAGTGGTAACGTTAGAAAACGTTAAATCACTAAAGTCAGTAAAGCCTGTACCAGCAGTAGAGTTAGTATTAGTAGTACCAACACCAATATTGGTTAAAGCTGCACCGCCAGCAGTAACACCAGAAGCCTCGTTAGAAGCAGAATACGTAGTGGTATTTGCATCTAAAGTAGCAGATGATGTGTACAACGCTAGTTTAAAAGTATCGGCACCAGCTTGGGCTGATGGGCGAAAATCGTGAACACCAAGCAAAAGCTGGGCTTTAAATGATGTGCACATTGCTTGAGTAATAGCCATTTGAAACTCCTATTCGTTCAATAAAAAAGTTAGCTCAGGATGACCAGCTTCCCGTAATCGGTTAGCAATGGTCGTGCGGTCTGAGCGCACCGCTTCTTTTAGGTAAAACACTAAAACACTTTGTATGTTCTCTCTAAATGCTTCTGCCTGATCACGAATGGCAGGGTGTGACTTAGAGCCAACATAAATAATCTTGTCGATAGCACGATCTGCAATTTCCTCTGGAGTAAAGCCTCTACCCCGTGAGGTTTTCACAATAACGTTGCCATTCATAAAGCCTTCTACTGTATCGAAATTCATCGTACTGGGTACCTTGCTTGTACAGTCCTATACATATCTTGACGGTTCTTGCCCCCACTAAGTTGCAACAACAAAGTCATACCCTCGTCATAACGCTTCTGGTAACTAGCAATAACATCCGCCTCCCCCTTCATAAATACATAAGCCTCTAACAACGAACCATATAACAACACTTGGTCAAAGTTATTTCCAAGCCAAGACTGACCATTCGCAGAATCCACAATAGATTGTGGGTAGTAAAAATAATGTAATTCGCTGTTGTAATCGGCGTCTGGCGTAGGTCCTAAAATAAACGTCACATTGTCAAAGATAGCGTAATACTCTGGTGTACCGGTCACATCTGGGTCTGGGTAGCATGAACGAATGAACTCTACGTCTTTATTAAGCAAATACGTCTGTGCGTTTGTTACAGGATCAATGACCGACAACGAAAATGTTGCTTTCCAATCAGATGGCACATTTAGATACTTATTACCCGTAGTGCAATTACCCGTCACATTCTTACGAAATACAGGCAACTGAACCGAGTTATAAATCCTCTGCTCTGCTTGACGAATAAACGTATTAATCTGTTCT